TTCTACGCGATTCAGGATGGATTCACCACGATGCAGACGGGTGACATAGTTATCATAGGGGACATACTCCAAGCCCTTGGCGTTTGGCGTACTTCCAAACCACGATAACGGATTCCACCATTGGACTTCAACAGGGGCAGTAAGCCCAGCGTTGTTTAGTTCGTTTTGCAAGCCACTGCCACCATCATCGGAAACGGCATGTACAGGGACAGGAAGACTATCCCCGTCATAAGTCCCACCCATAAGCGCAGCTGCTGCTGAAAGATCTGTGTGCAGGTCTGCCCCAGATGTCTCCTCCCAGTTGGTGCGCGGTTCTTTGGAAAAGAGAGACCAAATGCTCATTTCACCGCTGAAAACCTTCTCAAGTTTCTCAAGGAACGCTGTGATATCATCTCCATGTTCATCAATAAACGTAAGCAGTGACTTGAACGCATCAACCAGCGCAGTGGCTACCTCACCGAATATTTCACCAAGACTCTCAAATATTTCTGGGTTATCTTCGATCCACTTTGTCAGATCCTGCAAGGCAGGTGTCAGCGCAATCATGATTTCTTCGCCCATGATGGCTTGTGCATCCTTCCAAGCAGATGCAAGATTGCCCACCACGTTTGTCCAGTTTTCGGCTTCTCGCGCACCCTGACCAAGAACTTTGGAATCCTTATAGGCTTGTCCCGCAACATTCAACAGCAGGTATTGCCGTTGCGCTTCTGTCAGGTCTTCCCACTTTTTACCGTCAAACATTGTGCCAGCCAGTTCATCGCGTTTGGCTTGGTTAATGAACAAACCAATAGCTTCACCAGCTTCCACATTGCCACGAACGAAGGAACGCATCATGGAAGACGCTTCTTCAATCGAAATATCATAAGCGGCAGCAGCATCAGCGGCATACCCTAACGCAAGCTCCATTTTCTCCAGTGCTTCGGCTTCATCCATTCCAGCACTTGTGAACTGTCGGAAGAACCCCAAGCCACTTTCCTGCAAGCGTCTAACAGCTATGTTGTTCGCATTGCCCACACGTGCGAAGGCTTCATTTGCAGCGTTGCCCATGTTGGCAAATGATGCCGTCAGACCTTCATCCAATGCCTTCATGCTTGCGGCCGTCTCCACCAACGACAAGCCAGCAGATGCAAGCCCTTGAATCGTGTTTACTGCAGCACCACCAACCGTTTTGACAATATTCAAACCGCTGGAAAACGTAGTGAGCCAGCTTTCCGATCTTCCATTCCCGCTTAATACTTTATGCAGTTCTTTGCCTTTATCGACAGCATTATCAACATCTTCAACAAAGTCTTCCGTATCAAGCTCAACTTTGCCTTTGATCTTGAACACATCCACCGACATACGCCATCACCTCACCTTTTCAGCTTCACGATCAAGTCCTGCATGATCTCATGCCCCGTGCGATGATCCTGCACATACTCTTCGTGCATCAGTTCTGAAAGCGAAGGAATCTGGATGTTCTTTCCCACAACACGCAACAGTGTCCAAATCATGTTGCCCGTATAGATCTCACGTGCTTCGCTCCGCTCCTGCTCCTCAAGGAATGCCGCCAATGCTTGTATGCTTGGCGGCATTCCGTAGGAGTACAGAACTGCCATCACTCGGCGTGAGCCGTATCGCCGGAGGACGAAAAAAAATCACGCAAATCCTTATCCCACACTGAACGCACCTCTCTGATAGTGACAGGAAGGGGTTGCTTGCGCACATCCCCAACAGTCTTGCCAGTCAGAGCAGCTGCAATCTGCACCACATCATCCATGTGGGCGCGAAGCACAGGTTCAAAAATAGTCATTATCTGCGCATACAGCATGACCTTGGGCGTATGGAGGATGTCCAGCTTGCCCATGTCTTTCAAAGCCTGTGCCATCATAGGATCTTGCATCACCCGTGCAGCAGGCACAGAAATGTCACACAGCAGTGTAAGTGCATCAATGCCATGCATTTCAGAAATCTTCATTTTTTCGTCCTCCTTGTTTTGTCATTTATTCAGCCGCTTCGTCAAAGAACACGATCTCAAAGGGGGCGTATTCCTGATTCTCAAGGTCGGCCTGATGTGCCTGGAATTCAACAGGAAGAGTGCCTTCACCCTTATCCGCGAACGTGAAGGTCGCACCAGTCATATTCAGCGCATTATCCAGTTTGATCAGCACCAGTCCCCTGCTGGTTTCACCAATCCAACACAGAGACGGAATATAGTCACCTTCGTCAATGCTGGTACGAACACGGACGGTGGTCACATTGCCATTCACAGTAACATCCGCACACATCAGTGCCTTTGCGAAGTTGGCAGGGGTGGTTTCAATCAGCGTGGTTTTCAGAACGACCTTCCAGACATCATTGATGGTCGAACCAACATATGCATATCGCATACCGTCCGCTTCAACGGTGCGGGTTTCAGGAGTGCATTCAAAGCTGCCACCACCACGGGTTGCGCCAAGGCAATTCTCGCCATTCTCAATGGCCGCCACAACCATTTCCTTCAGTGCATTCGCATCAGTCGCACTGGAATACTCAAAGTTGGTAAGAAAAACACCCGCATTCAGCTGCAGGCGTTCAAAGGTCTGGGGGGTAAGTCCAGTCATCATATATTCATCTCTCCTATCATTTCGGGGTGTATTTTGTTTCCGTGGTGCTGTGGTGCTATTGTTCCCTTGCGGGGGGATCTCTTGCCATCTGTCCACGCCCCTTTATCTCGTGTTGCCACGTGCCGCATGATTCCATCTGTCTGCAAGTCTTATGTCAATCGCCGGGGTCAATGTACCCACAAGCGCACCAGAGTCAAGCGTGACTTGACTTGGCATGATTCTTGCAAGGAAGTCCATCAGCAGTCTGTTCTGCTCAATCAGCGTTCTGATGATGGCTTCATCCTCTGCCTTGACCGCCTGACGAATGTATGTCTGCAAGGTTTCAATGGGCGCAACAGCTTCCGTTCCAGCTTCACCGCCGCCTTGCAGTTGTCCATTGGCATCCATGCCAAAGATGGTCGGGCGTTTCAAAACCGCGCCCTCTGCATTCCACTTCACGCTGAACTTCGGCACACCAGACAGCCCAAGCAAGTCCGCAGCCTTCGCCATCAGACCAGACCCTTTGGTCATGGTCAGCTTGATGGAAGGCATCTTCAAGCCCTTGAACTTCAGCGTGGTGTTGAAGAAGCCCTTGATTTTGTCAATCACGCTCTTCACCTTGTCACGTGCTGAATTCAGCTTGTCGGAGATTGTCTTCTGGATATTGCCGAATGTGGTCTTCACCACTTTCAGCGCAGACTTCAAGTCATTGAACTTGTTCTTGATCCAGCCAACCGCAGTTCCGCAGGCAGACTTGATTTTGTTCCACAAGTTGATCCAGAATGCGCGGAATTGCTCGTTGTTCTTCCAAAGCGTCACGAACGCAGCCACAAGGCCAATCACAAGGCTGATAATCAAGCCAATGATGTTCGCCTTCATGGCAAGGTTCAAAGCCTTCACAGCCAGCGTCACGCCCTTGATTGCCTTGGATGCAGCGGACATGATTGCGCCCCACTTCAGGATCAGCACAAAGGACACAATGCTTGCCGTAGTGCCGACAATCACTGCCTTCCACGTGTTGATGGTGTTCTGGTTGTCCTTGATCCACTTCTTCAGATCTTTGACCTTGTTGACAAAATTCTGAATGTGTGGTACGGCAGCTGTCACCATCTCTGCCACCTTCGTCTTGATGGCGGTCAGAATAGGCTCACCCACACGCCCCAGTTCAGAGAAGGCATGGGTCAGCTTTTCCTGTGCTTTGTTGGCTGCAAGGACATCCTTGTTGGTTTCCTTGTACTGCGTTCCAGCTTTGGCGTATGTGTCATTCAGTGTCTTGACAATCAGGTCTTGCCGTTCCTGCTCTGTCGAACAGGACTCCAGTTTTTTATTGAAGTCCTCAACCGTGATGCCGCTCCATTCCAGCGCATCTGCAAGAGATCCCTGCACCTCGCCCAGTTTGGCAGAATGGTTGATGCCCTCTGCCAATCCTTCGATGGGCAACGACTCGCCAAAGGTCGCATAGACACCTGTGAGGATGTTGGTGAGTGTGGAAAGCTCTTCTTCATTGTCTGCAAGGTGTGCCAGCTGTTGCGCCGCTTCTGTTGCCTGTCCGCTGTCACCAAGGACAGCATTCAGGTCAGAATAGGTCTGCCGTGCCGTTCCCGCAGACAGTCCAGACATCTGGAACGCTGTGTCCAGCATTCCAAGGTGCGTTCTATATTCTCTTGTGCCTTCAATGGCTGCCACCCATGCACCGCCCAAAGCAATGCCAGCACCAAGTACAGCCTTGCCTATCGTCCCGGCTACTGTGCCGATTTTCCCGAAGGCGTTCTGTGTCTTGTTGCTGGTGTCCTCTGCTTTCTGGCTTGTTTCATCAAGGGCAGCCATGGCTTCTTCATTTTCAATGGCAATCTTGCCAAGCAGCTTGAATAAATCCACGGCAATCCAGCCCTTTCAAGAGCCTATCATTCCGGGGGGAATGGGTCATGCCGGGAAAAGCCTGTTCAGAATCGACTGGATGCCTTCCTCCGTCAATTCTGCATCGCTTTTCTTTTCTTCTTCTGGGGTTTGCCCCATCACGCGCTTCTTATATTCACCGAAGCCCAAGTCTGTATCGCTGTGTACATAGGCAATCCACAACATCCAATCGTTTTCCTTGTCGGCTTCAGCCTTCTTGCGTTCATCTTCTGCCGCAAGGAAACCTTCCACGAATGTGTCAAACCGCCCCTGACTGATGTATCTCCGAATCAGTTCCATGGGGTTGCTGTAAGCGCGATACAGCATATCAAAGAACTTCACTTCGCCAATCAGAGATATCTGGACACAGCCACGAAAAAATTTACGTTCTTTTCCGCTTCGATGATGTCCCAGATCATCTTGGGTGTAGTGCCGAATTCCATGTGTCTGATCTCATCTGGTGCAATGCCAGACACAGAGGACAGGAAACTGTACACCTCATTGTGGATCTTGGGCATGTTCTTCAGGATTGCTCCAACCAGACGAACAGCCACCACACTGCCAGCTTCGTCAATGGACTTTTCCTTTGCCATCAGCTGCCTGAAGACAGGTGCAAGGTCATCAGGAATCACCTTGCCCAGAATCTCCAGCACAGGCCACATGTCTTCGTCCGTCAGCCTGCGCAGGGTGTACGGCTTTGCGTTCATTTCACTCATCTGTCATGCCCCCTCACGCAGCAAGGTCATCTTCCGTGGCTGCCACCCAGCCCTCCTGCTTGCGAATGAAAATGGCATAGGGCAGGCGGGTCGTGCCATAGGTGATGTCAGACTGGCATTCAAAAGTACCCTTGAACACAGCATTTTCCTTGTTCTTGGGTTCAGTCGTGAAGCCACTGGTGCAGATCGCATTCTTGAACATGGCGATGACATCCCTGCCATCCAGCAGGTTGCCATAGTAGCCAAAGCCCTCATAAAAATGCCCAGCACCCAAAGAAGAGGATGTCACCACATCATAGTTGCCGTCAGTGCTTTCAGACACTTTGCCAACCACCATCTTGGCCAGCAGATCAGCAGTCAGTTCAGCAAAGGACACTTCCATCTGCGCAACCTCACCAACCTTGCGCCGAAGCTCCTTAAGAGGAACAAGCGCACCGTCAATGGGCGGGATGTAGTATTCAGGCGTGATGGTCAATACGCCGCCTTCCTGCGTTGCACCAATGATGGCAGCACGGATGGCTTCTTCAGTCGGGGCAACCGTCTCACTGTACGGAACGCCAGCGAAGTACACGCCAGCACCAAACAAAAGCCGTTTCGGGGTGTCAGTCGTAATGCCGCTTTGAATCATCAATTCACCTTCCATTCTTGAATTGTCAGATTGATCTTGATGCTTTTCATACTGTTGTCACCAGTGGGGACAATCGTTGCAGAATCATAAAAAATAGCAATCCCTGTGCCATCGTTCAGGATTACTGTCTTTCCACAATTCTTTTCAATTCGTTCCTTCGTCTGCTCCAGAAGAAGCCAAGAATCACGGGTGTATCCGCGAAGGATGAAGGTGGTGTCATGCCTGCCGTTCTCTTCCTTTGTCAGGGAAGGATTCTCAAAGTATTCACCCGTGAAATAGTAATCATCGGGTGGCTTCTCTTTCCAGTGCATGAATCTGTAATGTATATCCATGCTCCGCATCAGCTTGTTGATGTAATTCAGCGTTGCAATGGTCATCTGCTATTCATCCCCTTCAGCTGTTTTTCAAGGTCAGCAATAGCTTTGGGCTTGACTGACTTGAAGGCTTTTTCCAGTGTGTAGTTGGGATCGCGTCCGTTCGTTGCGTATGCATCAATCCCAGCATCCTGCATAGACTTTGCTACTTCCTGCGCTTCTGCTTCTGTGGCATACTTTTTGCTGTCAGTCGAACTGTGCGTTCCATCCTTCACATAGACCCACCAGCCTTCGCGTCCCGGCTTGCCACCGTTTTTCGATTTGTCTGCATGTGATCCAGTGCCGTATTCTTCCCAGAATGCAGCTTCCAGTGGGCTTCCGATGACTGCTTCTGCTTTTTCTTCGTTCACTTCGGCCTTATACGAGCCTGCAAGTTCTCCACCCAATCGTCCTTCAGTTCTCATCGCACAATTCCGTTGGGCATGGGATGCAATCTCTTTAGACCATGTACGCAGCCATGCAAGCACAGTGTCATTGATTTCAGCCTTTACCTTGAAGCTGAAGTCTTTGAATTCCACATCATCCATAGTCACTGACCCCCAGTGTACTTCAGATGGATTTCAAGCTGTGACCCGCTGCCCATGCCCATGGGATTGTCAATCAGCATGATATCATACTGCTCACCATTGATGACTGCTCTGGCTGTTTCTGCCTTGATGCGCTCATCCAGCTCCACATAGTCAGCAATGAAGATGTGCGTGGATTCCTGAATCTTGGCATAGTAGGTGTCATATGTGGAATTGCCAGCAGAAAGGTCAAGCCAGCCACGGATAGCTTGCACATCAGCCCACGCTTCCACATCTTCACCAATCGCATTGATGGTGGCCGTCCTTACTTGAAGCATTGCCTTGGTGTTGCCGCCAATCCCTCTCATACGCCAATGCCCCTTCCGAATCTGGCCTTTATGTAGGGTTGCAGGAAGCCAATCAGTGTCCTCGGATAGCCCATCTCGGAATTCCATGCGTCAAGGTTGATGTAGTTGATGGTATGGCGGGACACTGTCTCGGACTGAATCCACGACTTTTCACGGGCATCCAGTTCCCACTTTATCAGCGTGACAACGCCCATGATGATGTCAGTTGGGTACTCCACCTTCGCCACATAGACATCCTTCTCGTCCTGCGTTTCCTCTTCGACCGTAATGGTGTCACCATTTGCAGCAACCACCGTGAAAAGCCCGTTATTCACATCACCGTCCACATACACAGTGTCACCGGGCTTGTATGGCGCAGGCTTGTCAAGAATCATGGTCTTGCCAACAATCTGGGCGTTGCGACCAAAGCAGCGAACGGTGAATGTATTGTTGGTGTATGCTCTGACTGCCTGCTCAATAGCCTTCAGCGTAATCTCAAGGATTGCATCATCCTTGTCAGTGGTAATATGCTTGCGCAGTTCCTCAACCGTCATAATCATTGGCGTTCACATCCTGTGCGTTTCTGATCGTCTCAATGATGTCAGCCTTCTTCCGCGCATCACCAAGAACAACACCGTGGGCTTTGGCATACTCCTTCAGTTCAGCAAGCGTCATTTCGGAAAGGTCTTCCTCCTGCTCCTGCTGCTGTTCGGAAAGGTCTTCCTCCTGCTCCTTGCCAATACTGTCAAGATGTCCGGCACACTTCGCCTTAATGGAAAGTTCAGAGAAAGTCACCACAGGGACGGAAGCCAGCTTGACTTCCGTCCCCACGGTGAACCCCTTTTCATCCCATCGGACTGCAAAGGTTTTGCCATTGGCAAGCAGGAAAGGCAGACCATCAACGATTACAAATCTGTTCATGTT